TCTCGAACGACGTCGGGCGAGTCACGCCGGCGTCCTGCATTGCCTTGACGATCTTCAGCACCTCGGCGTCGGGGATGTCCATGATCTCGGCTTGCGCCTGGAGCAGCGGCATCTCCTTGCCGGCGATCTCAACGTATGCCTTCTTCTGCTGCTCTGCGGTCATGGCAGCAATCGGCATCTGCGGATCACGCGACAGCCAATCGATGCCCATCGTCTTGCTCTTGACCTTGCCCATCTCAAGGATCGCCCGGTCGATGAACGGCTGCTTCTCGCGGTCGGACATCTTGCGCCCGAGCCGCTCCTGCTCCATCGCAATCGACTCCTGGATGTTCTGTCGCAGGATCACGGACGCCTGCCAATCCTTTGCGTCGCCCTTGTCGGCAGCAGCGAGGTTCGTCATGCCGTTGTCAATGAGCGTGCGGTTGACCTGCTGCGCGTCGACGGTGGCGTCCATGATGGCACCGGGCTTCGCGAGCGTGTCGGCGAGCTTTCGATACGTCTCTGGCGTGAGCTTGCGCCAGTTCGCGGACAGGAACTCCGGCGTGAGCTTGGCCGGGTCGGTGTAGACCTGGTCGAGAACCTGCTGGTCGTTGCGGCGTCCCTGCCCGAGCATCAGTCGCTCGCGGTCGAGCGGCTTCAGCGCGCCCCACGCGATGGGATCGACGTCGCCGATGCCGTTGCTCGGAACCGCGAGGAACTGCTCGATGTTCTCGAGCTGCGTGCGGTATTCCTGGTCTGCGAGCGTGTCCTCCTGCGAGAACTGCGAACGCAGGTTCGACTGCACCAGCCGGCGCGTCTCAACGTCCTCAATACCCTCGGCAACCTCAAGCGCCTCGCGCAGCGTCTCGGGCTGCGCGGTCGTCTCGCCGGCGACCTGCCCATACGTCTCGGGATCGCTCTTGGCGTTCAGCACTCCCTGCGAGCGGATGCTGTTCGTCAGCTCCTCAATGGTCGTGCGCTTACGGTTCGCTTCCACCGAGTTGCGGAGCGTGTCGTTGGTCTTCGGGTCGACGCCCGACATTTCATCAAGGAACGCCTGCGCCTCGGCGTACTTGTTCTGCCGCATCAGGTCGCCGACCACGCCCGTCGCGACCTTGTCGTACACGCGCTGCTCCATCTGCTTCACCTGCGCGGAGTCGGCAGGGATGCCCATCTCGGCGGCAGCGGAGCGGATGCTGTTCAGGGCGACGCCGATGTTGACGTCGTACTCGTCGCGCCCGAACGGCTGTCCCGTCATCGGGTTGATGGAGTCCTTGTTGGCGTAGGCCACGACCGCCTGGTCTGCGTACATCTCGCCACGGGCGATGCCCTCCTGGACGTTGTACTGCTTGACCTGCTCGTTGCGGTGTCCGGCCATGCGCGTCTGGATCGACGCCATGTTGCGCGCGAGGACGGGCGCAAACATTCGCTTCTGCGTCTCGGTCTGGAGTCCGTCCATCGCCGTCGCGCCGATCTGCGACAGGCGTTCGGACGCGGCCTGGAACTGCGTCTCCGATTCCTTCCCCTGCGTTGACAGGTAGGCGCTCGAGAGTTCCCCGAACTGCGTCAGCACGGCGACGTCGGCCTCCTTCGCCGCCGCCTCGTCGAGCGCGTCCTGAAGGCTCGAGCCGACGCGGAACGCCACGTTGCCGGCCTGCGTCATCGTTCGCCCCAGCTCGATCTGCTGCCTCGGGGCGAGGTTCTCCATCGGCGCGACGCCGGGAGCTGCGAACTGGCCGATGTCGCCGCCGCCCTGCGGTGCGACCTGCGGAACGAATGTCGTAGGTACGGTCGGCATGGATCAGAGCCTCTGCGTTGACACGCCAGACAGGAGTTCCTCGATGCGCTTGTTGCGCGCCCACATGCTGCCGATGTCGGCGGCACTTCCGAGCAGACTCGTCCCGAGGGCGAGTCCTGGGTAGATCGTGTTCGCGGTCGCGCGCATGTTCTGCGCGGAGATGTCGCTCATCATCGCCTGCGTCCCGATGTTGAACGCCTGGAGCTTCGCCGCCTCCTGCGCGCGCACGTTCGCCGCGCTCATTGACAGGCGGTCGATCTCCGTCGTGATGTCCATGCTCGCGATGACTTCCTTCGCGGAGCCGACGCCGAGCTGAAGGCCGCGACTTGCCATCGCAGCCCGTGCGCCGGCGCGAGCCTGCGACCGCTGCGCCAGGAACGCGCTCGTCCGCTCCTGCCCCGCGCGACCGATCTCGGCGGCCGTGTACCTAGCCGCACGCTGGTTGACGCGGCCCATCTCCGCAGCGAACGCCTGGTTCTGCGCCTGCATGCGGAGCTGGTTCTGCTGGCTCTGCGCCGCATAGAACGACCCGATGGCCCCGGTGACGGCACCGAAGATCGAGACGATTGGGCCGGCCATCTCCAGACCCTGCGCCACGCCGCTCGCCCAGCTCGGGGCGGCCCCGGCATCTGCCGTGCCGACGAGGAACGTCGAGGATTCGCCGTACAGAGGACTTTGTGCGCCTGCCTGTAGTGCCATGTCAGCCTCCGATTACGACCTCGAGCGTGACCCCGACGATGGTCAGCGGCAGCGGGTCAGACTGCCGCACGAACAGGTATCCGTCCGGGTTCCACGACGGCTTCAGGTCGATGCCGATCTCCTCGGTCTTCAATGCCGGCGGCGAGCCATACGGCTCGGTCGTGCGCTGCTTGAACTCAATGAGCTTCGTGTCGGACGGCCCAGCGAAGATTCCGCTCGAGCGATATACGCGCAGGTACGCCTTGTTGAGGTTCTTGTTCCTGCCCTGCCCGAACGCCTCCATCTGGATAATCATCGGAAGCGTCTTCAGGTCGGACTGATACGGCAGACCGACCTGCACCACAGTCGCCGGACGGTCGAGTGTCACAGATCCGGACGACACAACGCGCTGCGTCATCACCGCGCCATCGCCGAGGATCGACACAGTCTTTCCGTTCAGGTGCGACAGGCCGCCGACCGTGTCTCGCGCCCAAGCCCAGGTCGTGGTCGGGACGCCCCGGAACGCGGTGCCGAGCGTCTTGTCAACGCGCGCCGTGGCAACGGTCGTTGACGAGGTCGAGAGGATCGTCAGCCTGTACTTGGTGCCGTCCGTGTCCGTCAGGACGATGACGTCCCCGACATCGGTCGTGGCTGGCCACGCGAACGTGGTCGCGCTGGCGGTGATCGTGAGAGTCGCCGCCGGCGTCCAATCGCTCGCGGTCGTGACGGTCACGGTCGTTGCCGTGGTGTTCGTGCCGTCGTAGGTCAGGCCGCTGTCAACGAAGAACGCATCCTCGAGCGCGTCGAAGTTACGCGACGCCATGCGCTCGACGTACCGCTTCGTCGAACCACCGATGGTGCGGTTGACCACGACGTACAGGTAGTCCTCGTCGCCCTCGGAGACGACCGTGCAGCTCTCGAACGCGCCGTCAGTCTGGTGCTGGTGCCACGCGCCGACCTGCTGCTCCGGGATGTACGTCAGCCCGAGCAGCTTGCCGCTCGTTGACACGAACCACAGCAGCGGCTGCGGAGCCTTCGCGTAGCACATGTCAACGATCTCGAGGTCGTCGAACAGGTGCGCCGCTCGGATCGACAGGTCGCCCGTGATGAACCCGCTCGACTGCCAGGAGTAGCCGAGTTCGCGCACGTGGCCGCCGCGAGCCGCGCAGTAGACGACCGCGTTGTTCACGACCACGGGCTGCACGTTGTTCGATCCGATGTACGACTGCGGACGAACCGAGATCGTGGTCGGAGTGAGCGCGTCGCTGTTGATCGGCGAGACGCGCCACTCGGCGGCGTTCGTCAGCGCCAGCAGCTGCGTGAGCGGGACGAGGTGCTGGATCGTGTTGTTCTCGCGCGCGGCGACCTTGATGTTGATGCGGTCGGTGTCGAGCAGCGGAGTGTGGTAGATCATGGAACTCTCGGTTCCAGACTCCGTGAACCACATCGACTGCGGTGCCGCGTTCGGGCCGGCGAACACGCGGCGCTGCTCGTAGTAGGCGACCGCTCTCGGGTACTGCGTGTCCAGAGAGATGTCGTTGTTCGGGAACGTCACGCCGAGATCCGGCGCGATGTTGTTGTCCTCGAAAGATGTACCCGTCGTCGTCCCGATCAGGGCTGCGATGAATCCTGGCGTTTCCTTGTAGATGCGGTACGAGGCTGCTCCGGATACCGCCGACCACGAAAGCAGGTTGTACGAACCAGGAACGTCGAGATTGTTGAACACGGATCGCAGATCGATGTCCGTACTCTCGCGGCCGTCTGCCGTGACCGATGTCACGCGGTACGTCTGCTTCGGGTACGCAGTCGATCCCGGTTGCACATAGCCGCCGCTGATGTATGCGACGAGGGTCGCCGTGTTGATCTGCTGCCCGGTGTCGTACCTCTTGATTTGGAACGTGTTCGCAGTTACGCCGAAGACTGTATAGAAGTTGTTGTTGATCGAGTTCGGGTTGGTGAACGTCAACTCGCCGATGAAGACGACGTCGCCGTTCGTGAATCCATGATCGGTCACCGTCGTGAAGACGCCTGGACTGCCGATGGCGACCGCCGTGATGTTGAGCGCCCCGCCACGGTACGGGGTTCCGGTGATCGGCGAAGGCGAGTTGATCGGCGAATAGAAGCTGATGCTCGTCAGAGTCCAATCCGTCGCGCCGTACCGACGCAGCTCGCGCGCGGCATAGGACGGATGGACGAGCGTGACGATGTCGCCGCTCTGCACGTAGTGAATGTCGAACAGATCGGCAGCAGCGTATGGGTTCGGGATCTCGAGAATCCCCGCCGGCATCGCGTACCAGTAGGTCGCGTTCGGAGGAGCGTTGCCCGTGGTAGCCGCGATGCAGTAGTAGTTCACGCCACCGCTCGCGACGAGGTCGCCGACGTCATATGCGGTCGCGCCGTTGTAGGCGGCAGGCGTTCCCGGCCCGACCGTCGCTCCCTGCGTGTGGAACCGGAAGTACCCGGCACCCATCTCCACGACCAGCGTCTGGGTCGGGCTGAACTGGAACGGGATCAGGCGTGTCGCGGACGCGCTGTTCTTCACCTCGCGCACGAACGCGAGGCCGGGACGGTTCTCCACCGCGCCCTGCGGGAGCGCGATGAAGTTGAGCATCGTCGATGCGCCCGTCTGGTACTTGGCGTCGTCGATGCGCCCGAACATCTCCGGGCTGATCTCGCCGCCTGCGAACGAGCGATAGTACGTCCGGGTGCTTGGCATCGGTCAGCGTCCTGAAGTCCAGGGGACGATGTGTTCGACCTTGACGTCGCGCTGGTTCGCGTCGGACGCGCGCGCCTGCTGAAGATACAGCAGCATCATCTGCGCGCACTTCTTCGCCTCGGCGGAACCCTGGTCGCCCTTGATGACCGGGCCGGCGAGCATTGACGCGAGGTGCCACGACAGCGCCATCGTGAACAGCGGGTCGAACTTGGTCGGGTCGTTGACGAGCGCCTGGTACCGCAAGAGCGCGTTCTCCTGGTCGGTGTACAGCACCTTGTTCCCGAGCGTGTCAGTCTCGATGGAGTACCGCTGCGGCACGTACTGCCCAGCGGCGAGCATCGGCGAGAAGTTCGCGTTGTAGTACGGGTATTCCGCCGGCGAGAAGCGCGTCGCGTAGTCGTTCTGCGCCTCGGGCGGCAGGACGGCGACGGCAGTCATCATGTCGCCGGGAACCGCGTATGCGTACTTCCACATCGTGTACGGCATGGTGACCTGCGCGAGCGAGGCTCGGCGCGAGGCGAAGTTCCATGCGTGCGTCTGGAGGAGGGTGTCGCGCGCGATGGGGTAGAACCGCGCGCAATGCTCGGCCTGTGCCGATCCCTCCGGAGGGTCGATGCTGGCGACGGTCGCGTCGTCCCCGAGGTGTGCGAGCGCGAGGTTGCAGATGTCAACGACCGATGCCATGCCGGCCTCCTATCAGGAACAGGAGGGGCGTCGAGGTTTCCCGCCGACGCCCCTCCTGTCGAGTCACAATCCGAGGATCACTCCGTGACGGAGGCTTCGGCAGTCTTTCCCTTCCGCAGTCGCCGGGGAGGCATCTCGGAAGTCCGCGAGCTGGCATCGTTCGCCATGCCCTCGAGGTACTCGAGGTGATGGTTGTACGCGCCGTTGTACTCGAAGACGTCTCCGGGATTCCGAAGCCCGTTGTCCACGAAGCAGAGAACCTTTGCCTTGACCTTCGCCATGAGTTACTCCTATCAGGTCACCGAGAAGCCGGAAGCGTAGTACTTCTTGCCGTCCTGGTAGTTCAGGACGATGTCGGCCGAGATGACGCCCGAGCCGCTGCCGGCCGAGGTCACCACGTTCGCGCCGAGGTACCGCTTCTGGGCTGCGGTGAGGAGCTGCGCGCCGATGGGGATCACCACCTGCGTGCCGACCGCGATGGCAGTCGACGGGCTGTACTCGCCGATGACCACGACGTTGGTGTCGAGGCCGCTGTCGTCCGCAAGCACGACCTGGTAGATCGGGTCGGTGCTGGCAGCGAGAGCCGTGGTCACGGTGAACACGACGTAAAGCGTCGTGCCTTCCGAGATTTCCACGTTCTGCGTACCCTGCGCGATGGTGTACAGCGAGCCGCTGGCGGTCGCGGTGTACACGGTGTTGTTGCGGAGATCCACGACGTCGGGGAAGTCGTAGGTTCCGGTGGCAGTCAGCGTGACGCTGCCGAGACGAAGGTTCTGGTCGAGAATCATTGTGTGGTTCCTTCCTTTGTCCTATCAGGACACGACGGCTTCGGTGTTGATGAGCTGGTCGACGCGGCGGCACGGAACGCCGAGGAACGACAGCCAAGAGTACGGGGTGCCGAACTGCGACAGACCCTGGTTCACGGCCAGAACGTTCTGGCTGCGATCAAGAGCCTTCACCGCGAGGCCGCTGTGGACGGTGCGGTTCATGTAGAAGGCCGCGCGACCCATCGACATGTTCGGGATGCGGTACATGGCGCGAGCCATGAGCTTGATGAGGTCGGTCGCAGCGCTCGAAGCCTGCGTGCCGGTCACGCCGACCAGATCGCTGACGTCGATGTTGCAGATGCGGACGACGTAGCGCCAGTCCTTCACGACCAGACCGTTCTTCCACTGGTAGCGGGTGGCGTATGCCTGGAGGCGCGTGCCATCGCTGTTGTAGACGGTCTGCTCGCCGAGATCCTCATGCATGAGGCCGGCCGTGCTGCCCTTCGGGAACGGGCAGTACACCGTGTTGTCGCCCCAAATGACGAGGTAGACGGAGGTGTTGTCCGAACCGCTGCCGCCGGCGGTGATGACGTTCTGGCTGTTGTTGCTGCCGGTCAGCGCCGAGTAACGCGCCGCGAGGCCGAGGTACGACTTCGGCTCGATGGCGGGGTTGCCATAGAACATGGTCGCTGCCTGCGTCTGGTTCATCGCCTCGAGGAACGCGACGTCCTCGGACAGGCGGAACTGCGCGGTGTTGCCGTTCAGCATCGCGAGATCCTTGTCAACCTCGCTGCGAGCCTCGAGGATGCCGCAAGCCTCGTCGACCTGCGCGGTCTGCGACTTGCTGTTCGGGATGCCCTGGTTGAGCGCGCGCCAGTACACGGCCGGGAGGCCGGTGCGAATCACGACGCGCTCGCCGGTCGGGAGGTTGCCCTCCTTGAAGACGCAGTCCTCAAGGATCTCGTTCGACTGCGAGAGGAGTTCCGCGACGACCGGCACGCGGCCCTCGGGATCGGTGCGCTTCGCCCAATCGGCGAGCGTCAGGTTGTTGCTGGAGAGAACTGCCATTGCTTGTCCCCTTTCGTGGGATTAGGTGCTGGAGTAGAGAACGTCAGCGAAGTCGGAGAAGCCCTTCGGGGCGCCCTTGCCAACGGCAGGCGCGCCTCCGACGAACCGATCCTCGCTGATTGCCTTGCCTGCGCGGTACATGAACCGGATCACCTCCGGGTGATCGCCCAGGCCGGACTGATTGAGCAGGCTGCGGAGTTCGGCGGTGCCGAACGCATCGAGCGCCTTCTTGGCAACGCCGAGGTTCTCGGAGAGCTTGTCGCCCCCGAACTCCTTGTCGCCTTTGGAGTTGGTCACCCACTCCGCTCGAACGGCCTCAATCTGCGCCTGCTGACGCTGGGCCATCTTGGGGGCCATAGCGTCGAGGACGCGCTGCGCGGCTTCCTGCGACAGGTTCAGCTCCTTCGCGACCGTGCTATACGCTTCCATGACCTCGGGGTCGAACGCTCGACCTTCCTCGGCCTTGAACTCGTACTTCTCCGGCGCGCCCTGCGGCTTGGTTTCCGCAGCCTTCGCGTCGGTCTTCGCATCGGTCGCCTCGGCCTTGCTCGTAGCGGCCGCGTCTGCGGCTTGCGAGTCCTGGGTCGTGGTCGCCTTCTGCTCTCCCCCGTACAGCTTCTCGGCCGTCGCCGCGACGCCGGACGGGGACTCTGATGCAGGAGCGGCTTGTGTGGTGGTTTCAGCCGTTTCCATCATCATTGGTTCGCTCATCGGTCTGTTCCTTCATCATGGTCGGGTAATGCTCGGGGCAGCAACCGTGGACGATTGCCAGCATCCGAA